GCGGCGGCCTGTCGTCGTGGGATCCGCCCCGAGTCGACGACGTGGTGCAGATCTATGCGCCCGGTGGTGAGCTGACGACGGGCCTGATCCTGTCGTCCATGTTCATGCACAAGGACGACGCACCGTTTGGCGATCGTGCAGAGGGCTATGAGTTTGGAGAGCTTGGCGAGCCGCGCGACGATGTATGGCGTCGCCTTTTTGGTGACGGCACCCTGATCGAATACGACAAGGGCAAGAGCCTGGTGCGGGTTGAGACGCCGGGCTCGGTCAAGGTGCACGCTTGCGGTCAGGTGATTATCAAAAGCCCGTTTATCAAGCTGGACTGCGACGCCTGCCACATCACCGGCAAGCTGCTGCTGTCCGACAAGGTGATCGGCATGGACAAGGAATTGAAAGGCAACGCTGTACTCGATTTTCTTGGCGATCCGATCCACCTCAACAATCAGGGCGGCGTGTTTGGAATAGCTGGCAGCCTAATCAGCACCTTTGGTGTTACTAGCATGTTCAGTGCCCTAGGCAACTTCGGAAACATAGGCAATCTGTTTGGCAACCTTACGCAGGGCTTAGGCGCTCCCATGTCCGGGTTGACAAGTTTTCTGGGTAGCACCGGCCTGTCGAGCTTTATCCCAACCGACATCTTGGGCGCTGGTATGAACGCACTTGGCGTAGGCAACTTGATGGGCCCGCTGTCCAACGTGATGGGCTTTATCGAAAACCCTAATTCACTGCTCAGTGATCCCTGGGGAATGGCTGATTTCGCACTCGACATCGCAGGTCAATTCGGCCTCGATGTGCCGCCGCAAGTCGGCGTTGCGCTCGATGGTTTTCAAACTGTCAGCGGCTGGCTCAACGGCGGCGAGATCAACGTAAACCAGCTAGTGCAGGTAGCTAGCAGCAGCGGCCTGCTGCCAAGCAATGTAGCGGGAATGGCAAGCACTGTCACAAATTTGTTGAGTAGCGTCTCTGGCCAAAACGGCGCACCAGAACTTAACGCAACAAACCTTATGGCAGGTCTGCGTTCAAACCTTGCGGCAATTACAGACGAAGGGATTGTCGACGCAATACACGACAACGGTCTCGTGCAAACCTGGGAAATGCTTTTTCAGGGCGAAGTGCAACCCGGAACAATGATTGCAAATTTTGTAGACAGCGGCGACATCAACATTGAAAGCCTTCTTAACGTAGGCACTCCGCTGCAGCGCGATCCAAACGTAAACACCCAGCAGCAAGACAATCGAACCGAAGAGCAGCAGGAAGAAAGTCCAGGGAGCAGCGACTGCGAAATCACATTTAATCAGCCGGAACAGGCCGGCAGCGGTACTGACAGCACGAACGGCACCTATGGCTGAGGCCAGGCACAGCAGCCCGCCTAGAATTCGTCCAAACACAGAGCCCGCTAGATGAAAGGGATGAACCGAGAGGCTGGGACCTCTCTTGCGGGCTTTGATCATCTTCGCCAATCAGTCGCGGACATCCTCACGACACCTAAGGGCACCCGCGTGATGCGTCGGGACTATGGCAGCGACTTGCCGCGCCTTGTCGACCGAGCGGTCAACCAATCCCTGATCGCAGCCATTAGAGCTGAAACCGTGGATGCGCTCTCTCGTTGGGAACCGCGCCTACGATGCGAGAGGGTCAATCTGCTGGAGGTGGGCCAGGGGTCTGTGACTATGGACCTCACGTTCACCTACTTGCCTGACGGCCGGGAGGTGACGCTTCAAGATCTGCGCATCGGAGGCTTTTTGTGACATACACCATCAGCAACCTCCCTGAGCCGAAGCTGATCGAGGCGCTTGATTACGAGAGCATTTTCCGCTCCCTGGTGGAGGACTTCCTTGCTCGGCATCCTGAGTACACCGCGCTACTCGAAAGCGATCCTGCGGTAAAGCTGCTGCAGGTCTTTGCCTACCGCGAGCTGATTCTTCGGCAGCGAGTGAACGATGCCTTCAAGGCAACGCTGCTTGCCTTTGCAGAGGGTGGTGATCTGGATCAGCTTTCCGCGTTCTACGGCGTCAACCGTCAGATGCCGGAAACCGATGAGCAGCTCCGCAATCGCACTATCGAGCGGATCAAAGGCAGCTCAACTGCTGGCGGTGCCGCCTGGTATCGGTATCAAACGCTAACAGCTGACAACCGTGTGGCCGACGCTTTGGTGACCAGCCCGGATGCAGGCCAGGTACGGATCGCCGTGCTTAGCCATGAAGGCGAGTTGATCAACGAGGCGACACTAGAAGAGCTGAGCGTGATGGCTCAGTTCTACGGCGTTGCGCCGCGCATACTGACTCCGCTTGAAACCGTTCAAGCCTTTCGCACCCGCGTGCGTGCGGGTGCTCTTGGGATTGGAGGTGATGGCACCGCAAGTCCTCAGCTCTTGGCAGTGCTCGACAGTCGGCTCCAGAGCGATTCTGTGCGAGTAATTACGGACACTGTGGAGGTGATTGGCGCGACGATCCAAACCGTCAATGTCAACGTCCGCGTATTCCTTTTTCCAGATCAGTCGCCAACAATTCTTAACAATCTTGAAGCTCGCATCCGGGAAGACTTCCAAAAGTCCGCAGGTCTTGGCTGGGATCTCGCACCAAGCTGGCTGATCAGTCGCTTACACGTCCAAGGAGTGCAGCGCGTTGAGCTGGTGAGCCCGAGCGCCGTTGTCGTTGCCAACTCCAATACTGCCGTCGCGTTGGGTTCGTTCACGATCACCATGGCCGGTTATGACCGATGACCGCAACGGATCTCCTGCCAAGTAACTCGACGCAGCTTGAGCGGGATCTTTCCCGTTCCGGCGACTTTCTTCCCCGGCTAGGCCCTGGTGTTCAACGGATCCGCGATGCAAAGCGCAAGGACATACCCGATTCGGTGGTGCCTTGGCTCATCTATGAATACGGCTTAGGCGAAATTTTGCCCTATGTGCCTGATCTGCGACAGGCGCTAGCAAAAGGCATTCAATGGCAACGCCTGCGCGGCACACGTGCTGCGATTGGAATTGGCCTGAGCTGGATTGGATTTGATGCAGAAATCGAAGAGTCGGAAGCAGGCACGCTTCGCTGGGCCGACTTTCAGCTCGGCCTCGACCAAGCTCCGCCAAACCTTGAATTTACCAACAACGTCATTCAGGTTTCGCGCCTTTCAGCTCCAATCCGCTCGCGGCTGTTCCGCATTTATGGCGGATATGACCATCGCCGTCTAAAGCTCGACGATCACGTCCTAAGCGGTGGCTCTTGGCTGTGCGACCACACCGGAGTGTACCTCCGAGAAGACTGGCCGCAGCTTTCTTTCGGGCGCGTTTTTCAGGAAAGCGCCAGCTTCACTGACGCTGCTGTCTTTACTAGCAGCGTAGAACGTACCCACACCGATCAAGGTTGGTATGAGGATCGAATGATCCTCGACGTTAACCAGCTCAGTGAGTTGGTATGGCGCGAATGGCACATGGTGAACATGGGCGCGGTAATTAGCCGTGGCCATCTCACCGAAGCGGGGCCATGGTGGCAACCGACAAGCACCTGGACAAACTACGCCTGGGATCAGGGGCTTGATTGGGCCGGACTGGTCAACCGGATACAGCCTGCGCTTAAGTTTGCCAAGGCGGGCGTCTACCTCAGCGATCAGTGCATCCTGGGCGAGACCAATACAGTCCTGCCAGCACTCATCGAGGTCGAGACCGGCGTTGGTGCGTTTTTGCTTTCCGAAGGCGACCCGACGACAGGCGAGAACCTGCTCAGCGAGCACGTCCGCAGCGTTGCCTATCAAGAAATCAACGAACGCTTCGATCGGGATCACTCGACTGTGTTTGTCGCGGCGGCAGACGTTGCCAGCCACGTCTGCATCAAACGCGAGCATCGTCGCCTGGTTGATGGTCTCGATGACCAGTTCCTGCTGGATCAGCACCTGCTCAGCGATTGGGAACTGGTTTCTGATCGCGCTGCAATCACCCGCAATCACATGCTGGGTCGTGCGGCAACAACCGAGACGCCAGACACCTGGGAGGCAATTTCCTGGAATCAGGGTACGTGGTGGCTTGGCTCGCTTCTATTCGTCAACAACAGGACCGACAGCAAAGCCGGCATTTATCTTTCCGAGGGTCAGCCCCTGGGCGAGACCAACACACGCTTCAACGTCGCTGAAGAGCTGGAGATCGGTTATGACCCGTTCTTGCTTTCAGAAGCGGATCCAAGCCAAGCGATTACTGCCGCCGATTACGACGCTCTAGCGGACTACGGCTACCTCCAGGAAAGCGGGCAGGGTGTTCTTGTGCTCAGCGATAGCAACGCTGACAGTGGATCGGGGATCCTCTCCGAGCACGTAAGCAACGCGCTTCTTGTGCTTCCTGCTGCGGAGTATCAGGCCAGCGGTCTTAACAGATTGTCACAGCACCTTGTTTCTTCCGTTTGGGTTGCGGTCGATGAGGTGTTCGAACGCTTCCACCACATCTTCGATCCGCACCCAGATCCGATAGGAGGCATTCAGACCACAATTACGCGGGAACATCAGCGTGTCATTGATGGCCTCGACGATCAGTTCTTGCTTGATCAACACCGTATCGGTGAGTTCAGCACGATCGTCGACATTGGCTCAGTCAGCCGGGGACATGCTTACAGCAGCCTGGGCTTGGTCCGTCATCCTGCAACCTGGGATGACAGCGACTGGCAAAACAGCGCGACCTGGTATGGCCTTGGTGCGGTGCATGTCACCAGTCAACCGCAGGCGCACTTGTTCCTTTCTGATGGCTTGCTGCTAGGTGAGACCCTTGCGGTCCTTGGAGCAGAAAGCAATCTTCGTATTGACAGGACGCATCAGATTGAAGATCTTGTCGCCAAACCTGTGGGCGGCGACCTCGAAGTAGTTGAGCGTCACACACAGCGAGTAATCCGCGCACTCGACGACCGGTTCTTCCTTAGTGAGCACCTGCTCTCTGAGTTCAACGTCGCGTTCGGCGAGTTTCTTTTTGTTAGTCGTGAGCATTGTGAAACCGCGATTGGTCAGCCGCTGTATCAGACCCACTGGGGCGCAGCTGACTGGATTCAGGCGGGCCACGAGTGGTCGCTCACTGAGAGAGTGGCCGGCTGCAACACCAGATTCCACACTGCATGGGCCACGTACACCACAGCCACATTTGAGACGCGATTGCATGTCCGCACGCTGCTGCCTACGACATGGCACTGGTACACCTGGAGCACCTGGGACACAGGCTCCTGGTACGAATACGGGCCGGGCTACACCTGGAACCACGGTGCCGAGCAGGAGTGGCAACTTACCTCCTGGGGCCAGGCAGCCTGGATCGAGGGCACTGAAGACTGGATAGGCTTGGCGATGTGGGCAACGCAGCTCATCCCGTGGAACCCAACCTCACTCAGCATTGAAACCCGTCATTCAACCCACATCTAGACTTACGCATAGAATGACAACGACTCAGGAGGCCATGGCCTAATGGCAACCCTTGTAACAACAGGCCGAGCGGGCTTAGCCGCCTCGGTGGCCGCACGGAACATCTTTCTCGGTGTGGGCGCTGGCGATGTTCAGTGGGACTCCCTCGGGACCCCTGCTGAAAACATCAGCTCAACTGGGCTGGCGTCTGCGCTGGGCTACCGCAAAACCGCTCAGGTGTCGTTCGTCATTCCTGCTGCTGAAGGCGCAATCGTCCTGCCCAGCGGGCGCTACGACGTAAGCCAGACCCAGACAAACTACCTTTACCTGCGGTTCACCCTCGACTTTGAGGACATTAACAGCAGCACCATTCGTGAGACTGGGATCTTCCTCGACGCGGTAACTGGCGAGGGTTTGCCCCCTGGTCAGATGTTTTTCTCTCCGTCGCAGGTGACCGCTCAAGGCACCCTCTACTTGTTAGAGCATGTGGCGGCAATCATCCGCACACCAGCGACCCGCGAAACCTTTGAGTTCGTCTTGACCTTCTGAGGCTGCCATGACCCTCCAGGCCTACTACAACCGATTTGACGCTTCCAAGCGTTACGACGAATTGCTGTTCCGCGCCAGTCGCGGTCTGCAGTCCGCAGAACTGAACGAAATTCAGGCGGTCATGAGCGACCGCATGAAGCGCCTCACCGATGTCCTGTTTAAGGATGGCGGCGTAGTGCGTGGCGCTTCTTGCGTCATCAACCCGCAGACTGGCGCAACACAGCTCACTGCCGGCGCCATTTACGTGCTTGGCGCAGTTCGTGAAGTTGCAGCTAAAGATCTGACCATCCCCACCACAGGCAGCCTGCAAATTGGCGTGCGTGTTGTCACCGAGACGCTCACCGAGCTAGAGGATGCAAGCCTGCGTGATCCTGCAGTCGGGACCAGGAATTACCAAGAAGCCGGCGCTGGGCGGACTCGGCGCACAATTTCTTGGGGATGGTCTGGCGATGGCGGCCCTGGCGAGTTCTACAGCGTTTATGCAGTCCTCGACGGCGTGCTGGTCACGCAGGGTGTGCCTCCAGCTCTCGATGGCGTTAAGCAGCTTTTGGCTCGTTATGACCGCGACGCTAATGGCAGCTACATCGTCAACGGCCTGGAACTAATTGCCCTTGGCAAAAACAATGGCCAGACTCAGTACATATTCTCGGTGTCTGATGGTGTTGCCAACGTTCAGGGCACCAAAATCGACAAGCCGACTGCCACCTTTTTAAGCTACGGCATCGATCCTGATCTTCAGCAAATTAACAACGAACCCAAAAGCTCGGCGGGCACTAGCACTCAGACTCTGACTTTGAATCGCAAGCCTCTCAATGCGATTCAAGATGTTGTAATCACGGCACAGAAGACCGTGAACATGACTCACGGCGCCTTCAGTGGGGCACTCGATCTGCTGCCTAACACTGCGGTCTTGAGCATTGTGCAGGTAAAACAGGGGACAACTATTTACACCCAAGGCACCGACTATGTGCTCACTTCTGATCATGTGGATTGGAGCTTGCCTGGGGCTGAGCCTGCGCCTGGCAGCACTTATGAGGTGACTTTTCAGCACCTCACTAGCGTCACTCCGACCAACATCGACCCAGATGCTGGCACGTTCCAGATCACCGGAGCTGTTGCAAGCAGCCTCGTACTGATTGACTACAACTGGAAGATGCCCCGCTATGAAGTGGTGGCTCTAGATCCTGAAGGTTACTTCCACCGCGTTAAGGGCGTGTCGTCAGCGTTCAACCCGGTAGTTCCGTTGGCTTCTGCGGGTCAGCTGCAGATTGCAAGCTACTACCTGGATTGGTACTCGACCAGCACTCCTAAGGTGTTCAACGACGGCACTCGTGTGGTGTCGATGCGTGAGCAGCGTCAGATGAAAGACTCCATTGTGGAGCTTTACAATCTTGTCGCAGATGAGCGTTTGCAGCGAGACATTAGCTCCCGCGAACCAAGCTCCAAATACGGCGTGTTCACCGACCCGCTACTGGACAACGATTTGCGCGACGCAGGCGTGGCTCAGGATCTAGCGGTGGTGTCGCAAGAACTTCAACTTGCCGTGATCGGCACTCCCGTGCCCGCTGCCCAGAACAATCTCACCTTTAACCTGCTTCCGTATCAGGAAGCTCCTGTGGTGCAGGTGCTTCAACGCACTGGCCAGATGGCGATCAACCCTTACATGGCATTTGATCCAATGCCTGCGATCGTCACCCTGAACCCAGCGGTGGATCTCTGGACAATCACCGACGAACAAACCAATTTCTCTACTGAGAGCTTTGTCTTCGGCTCAGGCGATCGGTCAAGCACCACGGTTAGCACCGTCACCTCGCTGGTGTCGGAAGCCAACAGCGCGATTCAGTTTTTGCGTGAGCGCAACGTCCAGTTCACTGTGACTGGCTTTGACGCAAACGAGCCCGTCCAGCAGCTCGTCTTCGACGGCCGTCAGCTTCCTGTGACTGGCCTAACCGCAAACCTTAGCGGCACGATCACTGGCACCTTTGCGATTCCTGCAAACGTGCCCTCTGGGTCGAAGAGAGTTGAATTCATTGGCCAGCAAGGCAGCTACGGCGCTGCCACTTACACCGGGCAAGGAACTCTCGTTGTACGTCGCTTCCAACAGACAACGACCTGGACGACCTGGCGCTGGTGGAGCCCCCCACCCCCGCCGCCTTGGAGGGGTTGGGATCCCCTTGCACAATCTTTTGTGCTTGAGACCGGTCGCCACGTAACAAGCGTTGACGTGAAGTTTGCCGTTAAGGGTGGGAATAACCCTGTCACTGTGCAGATCCGCACATCTGACAACGGATTCCCAACCTCTACGACAGTTGTGCAAGCCTCTATTCCGGCTAGCGCAATCACGACTGACAACGTGTTCGTTAAGGCTACTTTCCCCTTCCCGGTCTACCTAGAAGGTGGTGTGGAGTATTTCATCGTGCTGCTCACCGACGATGCCAATCACGCGGTGCGCGTTGCTGAGATCGGCAAGTATGACTCCACCACGACCCGCTGGGTCACCGCCCAGCCTTACACCGTGGGCGTGCTGCTAAGCAGCTCAAACAACGTCACCTGGACGCCGCATCAGGACAAGGATCTCACCTTCCGCCTGAACGCAGCCGAGTTCACTAACACTACCCGCACGGTGAACCTTGGCAGCCTGACCGTCTCTAACATGACGGACCTAATGGCTGCTGCTCCAATCGAGCAGCCCAGCGATCAAACACGGGTCACCTTCCGCTATACGCGCAGCAACGGCGAGGTCTTCAGCCTTGCGCCTTATCAGGCGCTGCGCTTTGGTACAAGCATCAGTGACACGTTGCAGGTAGAGGCAATCCTGGAAGGCAATCAGTTTGAGAGCCCGACTCTTTATCCAGGCATGATTTCGATCCCTGGCACGCTTGACACGTCTGGCATTTACCAGGGTCGAGAGTTTCAGCTCTCTACTGGCGGCACAACTATGCGTGTGATCTTCGACGCTAAGATCACTGGTTCGGCTGCGGTGACACCTCAGTATTTCCGCAACGGTTCTTTCCAGTCGCTCACCCTCGACAAGGTGGTTCCGATTGGTGACGGCTTCGCGGAGTATGTCTACAAGGACACCGGCATTACTGGTCTCACCGCGACAAAAATTAAACTCAACATGAGCGGCTCTGCGGCCTTCCGGCCTGCTGTCCGCAACATCCGCGCCGTGATGGTCTAATCCAATGCCCACCTACCAAACGACAACAGGGCGGGCCTACCCGCTCCCGTATCCCTCGAACCTCCTAGCTGATGACGTGCAGCGTCTACGCGACGCTCTTCAGGCCATCGACAATGACATCGTTGCTCGCCCTACAAACAGTGCTGTTCAGGGGCTAGTCGATCAGACTGTCGCCAGCTTGGTGCAGTCAGCTCCCGCAACGCTCGACACGTTGAATGAGCTGGCTGCTGCGCTGGGTGACGATGCCAATTTTGCGGCCACAATCGCAACGCAGTTTGCTGGTGTAGAAAGCGCAGTCGAGGCGCTTGAGACTGAGTTGCAGGCTCAGGTCACCGCCCTTAGCGGTGTCGTCACTGCGCTGACTACTTGGCAGATTGTCACATCCAACGCCACAGCGGCGGCGAACAGCAGGCTGTTTGTGAAGACAAGCAGCAATGCGCTGACAATCACTCTCCCGTCGGACCCAGTGCTCGGCACTTATGTGCAGATCGTGGATGCGACGAGCACCTTCCTGACGAATAACTGCACCGTTGCCAGGTCCGGTAGCCTGATAATGGGTCTAGCCGAAGACCTTGTGCTCAACGTGAAAAACGCATTCGTCACCCTTGTGTTTTCTGACGCCAGCTCTGGCTGGAGGATTTCCTGATGTCAACTCTGAAAGACTTTTTTGCCAGCGGCGGATCGGGTGGCGACGGCCCCCGCAATCAGTGCAAGCTGTTTGAGAGCCATGGTTCTTACACCTGGGTGGTGCCTAGCAACTTCAACACCGCTGTCCCTTTGATCGTTCGTGTCTGGGGTGGCGGTGGCTGTGGCGGCATGTCTGGCGGCACTGGCTCCGCCTATGGCGGCGGCGGTGGCGGCCTAGCAATCAAATCGATTTCGAGCTTGGTGCCCGGCGCAAGCGTGACCGTGACCGTCGGCAAAGGTTGCCGAACCTATAACGGCGTCGGCGGCAGCAGCTCCTTTGGGACTCACTGCTCAGCAAGCGGCGGCAATGCCGGTCACAACAACACGGCAAACCAAGGGTCATCGGCGACCTACGGCGTCGGCGGTATTGGCATTGGTGGCGACATAAACCGTCGCGGTGGTTCCGGCGGCGTCGGTGCAAACGGCTCCAGCTCTGGCTATGGCGGCGGCGGTGGGTCTGCACCCCATCCCGATGGCGATCGCAACGGCTTTGCTGGCGGCGACGGGACTAGCTACGTCGGCGGCAGCGGCGCTTCGATTTGCTTCACAGGCAGCACTGCTTACACCAGCTATACCACGGCGGGTGGGGCAGGGACTGCCGGTTACGGTCAAGTCGCGCAAAGCACCAGCACTTATTACAGCTACGGCGGTCAAGGCGGCGCTGGTCTGCTGGGCGCTGGTGGAGTAGGTGCATCAGCCAATACTTATTCCAACAACAGTATTGGCACGACGCCTCCAGGCCACGGTCAAGGTCACGCGATCTGGTCGCCTAACTTCATTCTGCTCGGCGGCGGCGGCGGCGGCGGTGGCGCCAACACTTCGCACTCCTCGGAGCGCGGTGCGACCAATGGCGGTAATGGCGGCCCTGGCGCAGGCGGTGGCTCAGCTGCTGCTTACAACACAAGCAACAACTCTTCCTACACAAATGGAGGCAACGGTGGCGTGCTCGGTGGCGGCGGCGGCGCTGGTCAGTATTGCCAGGGTGGCAGCGGCGGCAGCGGCGGCGGTGGTGGGTGTAGTGGTTACGCCATGTATCCTTCTGAGACCGTCAACCATGGGTGGGGTGGCGATGGCCTGATCTTCATCCAATACGCAATCATCGTCTGAGTTTTGCCATGACCAAACACGCTCGCATCCAGGATGACGGCCTAGTGCTTGAGATCTGCACCGCAGATCCCGCCACTTTGTTTGTCGAAGAGATTGCCTCTCAGTTTGTCGCCGTACCCGAGACCGTCGAGGTTGGTGATGTGAAGAAAGGCAACACATTTCAGAAGGTTGAAGTTGCTCTGCCTCCTGAGCCTGAAGCAAGGCCAAAGGTTGTCTCGCAGTCTGCGTTCTATTCGGCGCTTTCAAGCGCCGAACGGATCGCGCTCCGCTCAGCTCAAAGCACCGATGCCTTAATCGATGACTTCCTAATGATGCTTGAGACAACCGGCAATGCTGAGATTTCGTCTGCTGATGGTGTAGCCGCCTTGGCTCACTTCAAAGCGCAGGGCTATATCAGCGCAGGCAGCGTTGACAAGATTAAAGCTCTTGCTAGCTGATGGTCGTTCGAGCGAAGACCGGAACCGCTCGCATTGAGCATGAACCCGGACCACCAAAAACGACTCGTCAGGGCTACGGGCAGCGGTCTCGGCCACGTCGCAGAGGCCGCAAGCCTTTGCGCGGTCAGGGGCGTTGAAGACCCCTAGAATCACACTCAGGAGGATTTTGCGACTATGACCACGACCTTTCTGCATGGCGTCGAGGTCCTGGAACTCGACACAGGCATTCGACCCATCCGCACCGTGCGGTCGGCGGTCATTGGCTTGATCGGCACTGCTCCAGGCGCTGACGCAGCCGTGTTCCCTTTGAACACGCCTGTCCTAATCCCTGGCAGCCGCGCTATTGCAGGCAAGCTGGGATCCACAGGCACTCTGCCGCCTGCAATGGACGGCATTTTTGACCAAGTGGGTGCAACTGTTGTCGTTGTCCGAGTGGCTGCAGCTGCAACTGAGCTGGAAACCTTGGCCAACGTAGTGGGTAACTCCACCGCCTACTCAGGTGTCTATGCCTGGCTGCGCGCTGAGGCTGAGCTGGGTGTGACGCCCAAGATTTTGGTGGCTCCTGGATTTACACATCAGCGCATTGCCGACCCAGACAACGTTGGCAGCTTTTTAGTCAATCCAGTGGTGGCCGAGATGTTAGGCATCGCCCAGGATGCTGTGGGTTTGGGTGAGCGCCTTCGCGCGGTCGTCATTGCTGACGGTCCTAATACTGACGATGCCGCTGCTCAGACCTACGCTGCCGACCACGGCGACGATCGCCTTTATGTGGTGGATCCTTGGGCTCGCGTGCTTTCAGGTATCAACTTTGTCAACCAGCCTGCGTCTGCTCGGGTAGCTGGTGTGATCGCTCGCGTCGATGCTGAAGTCGGTTTCTGGGAATCTCCCTCAAACAAGCTCATTCAAGGCATCTCTGGCGTGTCCCGTCCTGTGCCTTTTGCGCTAGGCGACGCCAACTCCGCAGCAAACTTGCTCAACGAATCCAAGGTTGCCACGATCATTCGGGAGGAAGGTTTCCGCCTTTGGGGCAACCGAACCACTGCGAGCGACAGCAAGTGGCAGTACCTGTCAGTACGCCGGACTGCTGACATGGTGAACGAGTCTGTGCTTCGCGGTCACCTCTGGGCAGTCGATCGCTGCATCACTCGGACTTACCTCCAGGACGTTGCTGAAAGCGTGAACGAGTACCTTCGGAGCCTTAAGGCTCGCGGTGCAATCCTTGGCGGTAGCTGCTGGATTGATCCTGAAGCCAACGGTCCAGGCAGCATTGCGAACGGAACCGTAACGTTTGATTTCGACTTCACCCCCTGCTACCCGGCAGAGCGTGTGACGTTCCGTTCGGTGCTGACCAACGGCTATCTGACCGAACTGCTCACCACTGACAACTGAGGTCCGTCATGTCATTACCTAAGACCCTTCGCAATTTCAGTCTTTATGTGGACGGGCGCGGCTACGCCGGGCGCGTTACTGAGCTGACCCCTCCGACCCTCTCGGTGCAGACCGAGGAGTATCGGGGTGGCGGCATGGATCTGCCTGCTCAAATTGACATGGGCATGGAGGCGATCGAGTTTGAGTTCACCCTGGCCGAGTATGACCCCGAAGTGCTGAAGCTCTTTGGTCTGGTCAATCAGAACGCTGTGCAATGCACCATCCGTGGCGCACTAATGGCGAACGGCGAGACTGCGACCTCGATCGTCTACAACGTCACGGGCCACATCAAGGAGCACGACCCCGGTTCCATGGTTGCTGGTGAAATTACCGAGGCCACGTTTGTCATGGGTCTCCGCTACTACAAGCTCACCATTGGTGGGTCTGTGGTGCATGAGATCGACGTGGAAAACATGACCCGGATCATTAACGGCACCGATCAGCTCGAAAGCATCCGCACCGCAATCGGCATCTGATCTAGATGAAAACCCGGCCCACCACACCGATTGATCTGGACTACCCCGTCGAGGTTGACGGGGTTCAGGTTTCAACCCTGGCCATGCGCCGGCCCACCGTGGCTGATCAGCTGGCCTTCGAAGAAGGCAAGGGCACTGAAGCCAAGAAGACCGTCAACATGATGGCCGCCTTGTGCGACGTGCCCCCTGCCAGCATCCAGCAGCTGGACATTGTGGATTTCCAAAAGCTCGCCAACGTTATGGCGGGTTTCACTGGGCCCCAGGACGAGAGCTGAGACGTATCTGCGTGATTGTCGCCAAGCTCACCGGCTGGGGCCTGGGAGATCTGCTTAGCCTGACGCAGGAAGATCTGCTTGCATGGCACAAAGCAGCCGCTGAAGTCGAAAAGGAGATCGCGGCCAAGACCAAACGGAGGTAAGCAATGGCCGGGGCAACTAGCCGGATCACCGTTGAGATTGGAGGCAAGCTAGCGGCGTCGCTAGCGGGCTCGCTCCGGGCGGCACAGACCCAGGTCTCCAGCTTCTCTCGCAACGTCACCCGCACGTTTAACGACGCGGCAACCGCTGGAGCCAAGGGCTTCAAGGGGATGCTGCGGAGCGATACGTTCCAGGTGGCGGCAGCTGGCGCGGCGTCGATCGGCTTAGCCCTTGGCCAGTCGGTGCGGACCGCTGCGAAGTTTGAGGACTCGCTTACCGAGATCGGCAAGATCAGCGGATCCAGTCAGTCGGAGCTAAAGGCGCTGGGCGCACAGCTGTCGGCGCTGTCAGCCCGCAACACGACCAACCTGGCACCCACGGTGCTGGCGCAGGGCGTCCAGGACCTGGTGGCCCAGGGCTTGGACCTTAAGGATGCTGTCGCTTCGATGGAGGCGCTGGGCAAGGTTGCGACCGCAACCGGCTCGGAGCTGACCGACGTTACGAAGACCGGCTTTCAACTTCAAAACGCCCTCAAGATCAAACCGACTGAGCTGAAGTCCACGTTTGATGCGCTCGCTTTTGCAGGCAAGGCTGGCGCGTTTGAGCTTAAGGATATGGCCCAGTTCATGCCGACCATTGCTGCGGCAGCTGGGACCCTTGGCATCACCGGCAAGAGTGGCGCGGTGAGCCTGGCGGCCATGATGCAGATGGTGCGCAAGGACGCGCCGGACGCAGGGCAGGCGGCGACCCGGATGACCGACGCCATGCTCAAAATGACCGCGCCTGATGCGGTCAAACGGTTCAAAAAGTTCGGCGTCAACATCGAACAGGTGCTCGCCAACGCCAAGAAGAAAGGCGTCAACCCGATGGAGGCTGCGCTCGACG